GGTAATATTGTCAGACCGAATAGGTTTGTGGTGACAATCACGCCTCCTAGCATCCTCGATCATTCGGTTGATCAGGAAATCTTAGCATTCCACTCAAAGAGCGCTAATATTCCTGCTAGATCTATCGGAGAATTCGAAGTCAAATTCTACGGTCAATCTATCAAACTTCCTGGAGATAGTTCTTACGAAGATCTTACGGTCAATCTCATCAACGAAGAAGGATGGGAAATTCGAGATCTTTTCGAAGGGTGGCAGGATATATTCATCGACAAGATCGATGCAGATCGAACCGAGATGGTGGATGCTATATCGGATTCTAAAGTTCGAGTAGATCAATATGGTCTCGGAGATAAGATCATAGCTTCTTATGAATTCCTCTACGCTTTTCCTAAACAGGTAGCTTCGATCGAGCTTAGCCATGACACGAGCGATTCGGTCGAAGAATTTCAGGTCACTTTCGCTTATTCTTATTGGAGAAGGGTCTAATGGCAACAGAAAAGAAAGATCCATATCTCGAAAGTCTCGGCGGAGGATCTGGGACGGCGTACAGTAAATCAAGGAGCGCCGGACAGAAAGATCATCCGAACAATAATCAGATAATCAAACCATCACTCGGATCAGGAAGGCTCAATTTATTTGATGAAGTTGTCAAGAATAGCGACTGGCCGATACCGCCTAAAGACGAATATCAATCTTCAGATTTTCATGTAGATAAATTGATCTCTCAATTCAGGGATCTATCAAAACCGAATCTATTCAAGGTTTCGATTTGGTCTCCTCTCGGTAAATCCGAAGTAGTCAATCTTTTAGCCAAGGAAGCCACTATCCCTAATACCGAAGTAACGAAGATCACACTGAGGAGAATGGGAACCGCATTCCAGATCCCTGGAGATGTAAATTACCAAGATGTCACTCTGAAATTCCACGCAGGCCAAGGAATGGAAGTGAGGAGATTCTTCAATACCTGGCAGGTAGGATATGTATCGAACTGGCAAGATAATATGGCTACTCTCCCTAAGGCTTGGCAAGAAGGTAAAGTAGTGATCGAACAGCTCAATCAAAGATATGAGTCGGTTTATAAGGTAACTCTAGTGAATGCGTGGCCTGTAAATATCTCAGATATCCAATTATCTCATGATATGGCCGATGCTAGATCTGATTTTTCGGTCTCATTCACATATCATAAGATGCTCTTAGGTGAAAATTAAGATGAGCAATTTCATAGATCTAAGAAGATATGCGAATAACCTAAATTTTTGGAATAACAGCACTCTCCAAGATAAATTTGGAATCCTTCGACAGAGCAGATTCGTGTGTCTTTTGAATGCTCCTGAGAAACTCACATCCCAATTCAAAGATCTTCGCGGCAATGGTTGGTTAGAGTGGCAAGTCCTCGCAGTATCGTGCCCGGATGTCATGATCAGCACTCAAGAGATGGAAATCAACGGTTGGCCGAGATATTATCTAGAGACTCGTCGTGATGCTGATCTGAGCATAACATTTATGGAATCTTCAGATCTCATCGTACGAACGTTCTTCTATGCTTGGATGAATGCTGGATATAATCAGATCAAGATGCATAGGAACTACATCGAAGATGTTGAAGCTAAGGAGATGAAGATCATCCCTATAACTCATGATAATCGAGGAGTGAGAGCGGACGTCTTCAGAGGAGTATTTCCTTATCAAATAAATAATTTAGATTATAATATGGAGAGCGGAGAAGGTATTCTCAAGACCGAAGTCAAGTTCAAATACCTATTCCATACTATCGAGAATATAAATTCATCAGAAGAGGATCACGAGATCCTGAAATAAGAAAGGAAATAACAAACGATGGGAAATCTACCAAAACTGAGAGAAGAGACTGCATTCATCAAGATCGAATTGCCTTCAGGTAAGTCGATCGGAATTAAACCGTGGAGAGTTAAGCAAGAAAAAGATCTTTTGTTTGCTGTCGAAGGTTCAGGAGATCATGATGCAGTTCGAGATGAGATCATCAAGTTCATCGGACGATGTGTAGACGATAAACAAACATTCGCCGAACTATCTAATGTAGACCTCCTGAGGATCATCATGGAATTGAGAAAGCTCTCTAAAGGAGATGCGATCGAATTCGAATATACTTGCCCTCATTGTGAGATGAAGAATCCCACTGAAGTAAAGGTCTCGAAGTCGATGAAATTCAAGATATTTGATTTCACTCCGATCAAAGTAAACGAAGATCTTCAGGTATTCTTGAAGGATGTAGATTATTCGACGATGATCAAGATCATGACAGATGCCGGAGATTCACTTTCAAAGTTCAACTTCAACTATCTCCTAGAGAGCATCCAGTCTTTGACTATCAAAGGAATGTCGTATCCTAACTTCACCAGAGAAGATCTGATCGAATTCCTCGATGATCTCGAAAGTAATGAACTCGAGTTCATACTTAAAGAGCTCAATGAGAGAGCGAGCACTATTTCTCTCGATAAGAAGTTCAAGTGTATCAAGTGTAAGAAGGAAGTATCTGTAGATTTTGGAGATCTGTACAGTTTTTTAGCTTTCTAGTATTCGACGTCTCTCTTCCGGAGATCTACAATATCTTCTTCTGGATGAAGGAGAATTCAAATTTCTCCTTATTTGAGCTCGAATACATGACTCCGTACGAACTCGAACTCTTCTACTATATGTCATTGAAATCCTATAAAGATAGGAAAGGTCTCACTAGATGATCGATCGCTCAAGCGCCAAGGAATTCTCAAAGAAAGTCGATGTATTCCTCACCTCTCTCCCGAGAGGTGTTGGCGCTGAAGAGAATCGCTTAGATTACTTGAAGTCCAGATTCTCTGATATTTTCGAATCTGGATCAGAACTCATCGAATTTTCTACTTCAGTCGAGAATAATATCTTAGAGAATATTCGAAAGATCTCTTCAGGCCTCAAGATCGAGAATGCCAAAATAATGGAGAGGAATCTTAAAAACCTTTCCAAATCTGCTTCAAATGAGAAAACTTCATCTCCGACTAATTCTCAAGTATTCACCCTCATCATACGGTGTCTTAGTTTCATGGTTTCTTATGCTAAGAGCCAGTTTGAACGTAGACAGGAAGTAGCTAAGAGGCAAGAAGATCTTCAGAAGAAGATGGATGATGCTGGACCTATACAAGAGCTTAAAACGAAGATAGGCCTCAAACAAAATGACTCTTTATTTTCTAAAAAGGCTGTTAAGAATGTTTCAGGAGTAGCCAAATCAAGATTCAAATCATCTCTCGGGTTAGGATCAAAAGAATCATTGAGATCCTCAAAGGGGATGAAAAGATTAGGTTCTCTCGCTCTCGGTGGATTGATGCATCTCGGTGCAGCTGTCACCGAATCTCCGCTCCTCATGATGGCTGCTTCGGATTATATGTCGAAGCGAAGAGGCAAGATCGAAGATGAGAAACGGAAACAAGAAGAGAGAGAACAGGATTTAGTAAAACAAAGAGTCGAGGCGATCAAAGAGTATCGAAAGTATAAGCTCGATATGGATCGCTCGATGATGAGACCGAGGGTTTCAGGAAAACCAACATCGCAACCACTTATCCAAAGATTTGGTGGTGGCGGTTCTTTCGTCACAAGTGGACGAGAGAAAATCGAAGTCGGAGATAATCCAGGAGGACAAGAGCTTGTCACCGTTACTCCGCTTTCCGGAGTCGGCAAGACTCGAGTTCGTCCAGGAGGTCTAGCTGCTGCTGGAGGAATGGCCGGAATATTCGGCGGTAGGACAGAAACTCTTCTCGAAGAGAGTAATGAAACTCTTAAGGAACTCCTCAAAAGTCAACAGACATTCAACGCTTTTCAGATTGATAAGATCAAAGATGAAAGCCTTGCTAAGAAATCTGGACAATACGGAGCGACTTCATTCATTAAATCCGAAGGCAGAAAGCCAGGAGAAGAAAAGAAAGAAGGCGGGATAATCGGTGGAATCTTAGATAAGCTCGGTCTTTCAAGAGGTTTAGGAACCACTTTGATGAAAGGTGGTATAGCTGCAGCCGGCGGTCTTGGTGCGGGTTATCTAGGATATAAAGGCGCTGATTGGTTAGCAGGAAAGATGGGAGTCGAAGAAGGCTCAAACACCGAAATGGCTATGAAACTCGGTGGAGGAGCTCTCGCAGGTACCGCAGGTGCGTTGGGCGCCTGGAAGTTAGCTGGAAAATTCCCAGGATTTTCCAAGGTTGCTGGTGCCGCTGGAATGATGGGAACTCCAGTCTATGTCACTAATGCTGACGAGATTGGCAGTGGTGGAGGAATCGGAGATCTAATTGGAGGTAAAAAAGGAAGATCGCTCAAAGAGATGGCTAGGTTAGCTAGAATGAAAGGCGGGAGCTTTTTGGGTGGTGCAGCCAATATGATGCCTTCTCTCGGGAAGATGGGACCTGGGATGATGAAAGGTCTCGGTTTTGCTGGTAGATTGGCTGGAAAAGCTGCTCTTCCTTTAGCAGCTGGAAT